GTGTTGACCGCAATACTTTACGAGCATACGGATGAAAAACAAATGAAGATTAGAGAAGTTGACTACGAAGAAGTGGTTAAGGATATAATGGAATACTTTTAATGACCGCTAACGAATAGTATATGGTGCGTGAGGCACGAATGCAATATATACCGTGTTGTGTGCTGGCACGGGTTTGAAAACGAAAATTTAATTAAATACAAATAAGATGAAAAAAGCAATTTACAAATTCAACGCTGATTGTGGTAGAATGGGAGAATTAGAAGGAGTATTAATATCGACTAAAGAGAAGGTTGAAAAATTAATTGAAAGTAAGATTGAAGTTTATTTTGGTGAAGTACTTGGTAAGCATTCAGAAATTTACGGAGCTATTGAAAAGGATGATATGACATTTGTATCTGACAATGAAGAAGCTGTAAGAGTTGTAGAGGAGCATAACTTAACAAGTGGCTTTAATCCTTTTCATTACACTTCAATTAATTTTGAATTAGAGGGTGAGGATTTAGACGATATGGATGTAGACGAAATTATTGACAAGTTACTCGAAAAGTAGTGCTTGTACACAACGTAGGAATAAACGCCACTAAACAAAAATAACCATGACACCAAAAGAGAAACCAACCAATCAAAACTCCTCAAAGCAACTTAAATAGACCTTTAACCGGGTCTTTTTTATTGCCTAAAACTTAATTTAGATAAATCTAAAAATAAATTTGGATTAGTCTAAAAATGTATTACCTTTGTTGTAGGGGTTATGTTTTATTATGAATCATAGCCCCCTTTTCTTGCTTTGTGGGGTTGTGGTTCTGATACGGAACTAATGGAAGCAAAGACCTTAAGAAAATATGACAGCAAGTCAGTGAGTGATCTAATAAAGATCGCAACTAGACACTTCAATAAGTTTATCCGGAACAGAGACAGCAATGAGGGTTGTTTCAAATGCATTAGCTGCAGCAAGGTGAAACCTAATGAAAAACTCCAGGCTGGACACTTCAGAAGTGCAGGTCATTATCCCTCGGTAAGATTCAACGAAAAAAACGTTCACGGCCAGTGTAAGAGGTGTAACCTGTTTCTGAGCGGCAATCTAGCTGATTATGCCAAGAACCTAACAGCAAAAATAGGGACAGAAGGAATGCAGGAGATCGAAGATTTAGTAGGAAGGTCAAAGCAACTAGGTTTCAAATGGGATAGAATATCTCTTATCGAAACAATCGAAAAATACAAGAAACTAAATAAGGAACTATGATCGAATACATCTTAGAATACAACATGCAAAATCCATTATGCTCAATGCTTTGGGTAATGTCAATTGTTGGTACAGCAGTATTAATAACACGATCGCTATTTAAGCCTAGAAGTGAGTAAGAAACGCAAAATAAAAGACGGCTTCTGGTTCAAGGTGGTTAACATCGTTCCTAGAATAGATTCACCCGATCTAGAGCTACCTATTTATTGCGTTGAGGAATCAAAAGAAATGGCCTTATACAAATTCAATCTCGCTATAGGTCAGAAGAAGAAATGCGACTACATCGGTGAAGTGAAAAGCGGAATAATCCAATCAACCGGAGAAAGGTTAGTCATTGGCACTGATAACAAACCAGTTAAAGACTTAGAAGAAAGGAATAATTGATGTCTTATTCAAAAGAGGAAATAGAGTTTTTGTTTAGTTCCATCTGTAAAAAGATGGGTGAGGAGGGAAGGTCTTTGAGGTCTGTTTTGAGTGAGGAAGGTATGCCGGATAGATCTACATTTTATGAATGGATAAGAAATGATGATTTAAAATCCGACCATTACGCGCGCGTGAAAGAAGATAGAGCCGACTATATTTTCGAGGATATACTCAATATAGCTGACGAAACCCATAACGACAGGAGGGTGAAATCAGATGGAGCAGAGGTTGTTGATCACGAGGCTATCCAAAGGTCTAAATTAAGAGTTGACGCTAGGAAATGGATGTTGAGTAAGATGCTGCCTAAAAAGTATGGCGACAAAATCGATGTTACATCTGATGGAGATAAAATCGGAGGGGATAAGTCTATAAACATTAGCCTTGATGGAAAGGACATAAACCTTGGTAGCTAATGAACTTCGATCCTAATCCTTTGTTTTACCAAATGTGTAACATATTCCAAGAGAATTACACTCCAGACAATAAGGTAGTTATATGTAATGAAGGAGGAACAAGAAGCTCAAAGACTTGGGATTTATTCCATTGGATTGTTGCTTTCTGTGACCACAACAGGAATCAAGAAAATGAGATTTACATACTCAGAGATACCTTAACTAATTGCAAGGATAAAACGTTTAGAGATTTTAAGAAGTGCATGAAGCTTATTGGTTACTCATTTAAATATTTCTCAGAGCATCAAAAGCCTTATGTAAACATATTAGGTAACCACGTTTTTTTTAGAGGTTTAGATGACGAGAAGAACGCCGAAGGATACCCAAGTGACATTTTGTTTATCAATGAAGCCTTAGAAACTCAAAAGAGTAAAGTTGACGGATTAAAAATGAGATGCAGAAAGGCTATGATTCTAGATTGGAACCCAAAGTTTACTGATCATTGGTGCTTTGATTTAGAGGGTCAACCAAACACGTTTTTCACTAGAACCAATTACAAGAACAATAAGCACCTTCAAGGGTCAATTGTCCGAGAGATAGAGAGTTACGAGCCTTGGCTTCCTGGTAGTTATGAAATAATTGATGGAACTGAACTTCACTATAACGGTCAATTAATCGATGCTAAAAATCAACCTCCTCCACACCCAGCAAACATTAATAACAATACGGCTGATGAGTTTCGATGGAAGGTGTACGGCCTTGGTCTAAGAGGAGCAATGAAGGGTGTAATTTTCAACAATGTCCGATACATCGATGAGTTCCCAAACATAGCTCATACCTACGGGCTAGATTTCGGGTTTACCAATGACCCTACTGCATTAGTGAGGTATTCTGAAGATTCAACAGACATTTACTTAGAGCTCCTTTGCTACCAACCAATCGAAACACCTCAAGAGATTGATTCCTACATGCAGGAGATTGATATTGAAAGAAACGTACCTATTACTGCGGATAGTTCAGATAAATACACAAGCGAGCACAGAGGGAGTGTTGAAATGGTAGAGAGTCTTTATGAATTAGGCTGGACTATCGATAAAGTAAGCAAAAGAAAGAACGTAATGTTCTGGCTTCTTTCAATGAAGAATAAGAGGATAAATATTGTAAAAAATCAATTCTACCCTCAAGCAAAAAAAGAACAACAAAACTACATTTTCAAGGAAATTAACGGAATAGCTATCAATCAACCTGTCGATAAGTTCAATCACTTTTGGGATGCTGCTCGATACGCTCACATGGCATATAATCAAGAAACACAAGAAATATACGCATGACACTAACAGACGACGAAGCAATTGACTATATAAAATCCAATCAGTCAATCAAACCAAAATGGAACGAAGCTAGATCTCAATCGAAAGAGCTTTTTGCTTTGATTGAAGGTTTAGATTACTCTGAGGAGCTAATTAAAAGAATAGAATTTGTCGAGACTGAGGGGAGAGCTAAGTCGAGGAAGAAGTATAGCCGCCCTATTATTGATTTATTTGAAAGACTTTCGAAGCCTATAACCAATGTATTTACAGCGACAGGAGGGGAACTAAGATACAATATCGACAACGACGAAACGAGGAAAAAATTCATATCCGAAATCACTAATGTCAGAGACAATAAGTCGCTTCGAAAATATCTTCAAAACACTTGGACTAGGATGTATGCGAGCGATCCAAACGGGGTTATATTCTTAGAATACAACACTAATGAAGAAAAAGGACCAGTTAAAGTTTGGCCTACTTACAAGAGTGCTTTATCGATTAGAAGTTACGTACCTAACGGGCAATTATTGGAAGTGTTACTATTTGAACCCAAAAAGATTGACGATAAAAATTACTGGCGTATTGTTGATGATAATCAAGATAGAACTTTTAGGCAGGAAGGCGATGAGTTTATTCTAGAAGAAGATAGGTCTTTTATACATCCATTCGGAAAGGTTCCTGGCGTGATTGCGTCTGACCTTAATAACCTAGGGTGCCCAATTAAATTATCAGGATTCAACAAGATAATACCGTTATCTAAGGAGCTTGCTGCTGATAGCTCAGTGAAGACGATATACAAAAGGATCCAAGGAAACCCTATCCATTGGAGATATGCGATAAGATGTAAGGACTGTTCGGGTCTTGGTAAGGATGGTAATAAAATTTGTAGTAGTTGCTCTGGAAAAGGAGTGATGAATAATGGGGATGTTACAGACATGATTCAGCTCCCTATACCAAGGCCTGACCACAAGGTTCTAGCTCCAGATGTTGCTGGGTACGTTTCCCCAGACCTTGAGTTTTTAGAGTTTGCAACAAAGGAGATAAAAGAGCTTGAAATTACTGCTCACGAAACTCACTGGGGAACACTATTCGGAGCCAGAGAGGAAATTGTAAAAAGCAAAACAGCAACGGAAATCAGGTTTAGTCAGCAACCAATGGAGCAAAAGCTAAATGAATATGCTGATGTCGCTGAATGGATAGAAAAGCAATTATCTGAATGGGTGTTGAATTTCTATGATAGCTCAAAAAGCAGGGAGGAGTCCAAGATCATGATACACTACGGAAGAAGATATATCATGGAATCACCAGATGCTATTTTAATCAGGTACGATGAAGCAAGAAAAGAACAACAAAACAACGTTGTGCTTGATAGGCTATTTAGAGAGTACTTAACAGCTAAATATAGAAACAATCCGACAGACCTAAAGATTAACATCAAGAAGTCAGATGTCGAGCCTTACATCCACATGTCTACGGATGATATCATTACTGTATTCGGAGTGGAGGAAGCTCAACGTAAATCACTTTTTGAGAAATGGTGGAAAACGCTAGACGAAAAACAAAAAGAAGACAAAGATTCGAGTGTTCTTGAATCAGAATTCAACACCTGGTTCGATCAAAACAAAATAGCAAATCAAAATCAAAATCAAAATGAATAAAAATGAAATCGTAGTATGTTCTAAGCATTCAATGCTAAGAAAAGGAACAAAATTCAGTGAGTCGCACACCGAAGAGTTAAGGACAGGGCTAACAATACCCAGATATATGGTGGATGATTTCAATAGTCAAAGTCAAAATTCCGGCATTATATATAAGATCGATGAAGAGGCAACGGAAAAATGGGCAGAAGAAAACAACAAGCTAATTGAAGAGCGAAAAGAGAACGAAAATGCGTCAAAGCTTGTATCTGATGCATTGGGAGACTTAGCGAAAAAAGCTGTTGCTCCAAAGAAAAAAACACCGCAAAAAAGTTCATCAAAATAAACACAAATGGCAATTGAAAATTTATCAGCGATAGAGAAATCGTTAGGACTAGAGGAGGGAACTCTCCAAAGCGCAATTGACAACGAAGAATCCGTGTCAGTTGAAATTCCGGAACTGGAAATATTTACCAAAGACGACTTTAACAAAAGGATTGAAAATGTAAAGTCAGAAGCCGGCAAAGCTGCGGTTGAGATTGCAGTAAAAAAATCTAGAAACGACTTGGGGTTAGATTTCGAAGGTAAAACGATGTCGAATCTACTGGAAGCGCATTCAAAGAAAGTATTGGGCGAAGCTAAAATTGAACCAAATAAGAAGATTGAAGAGCTTACCAAGGATAATGAACTGCTTAAAACCAATCTTTCCACAATCCAGCAAGAGTTGCAAACCACCAAAGATCAGTGGAGTCAGGAGAAAAGTTCTGCTAAAAGAGACGCCTTAATTTTATCATCAATTCCAGAGAATACCATAATCCCAAAACAAGATATTCTATCGATATTCAAATCTACGCACGAAGTAGAGTTTACGGAAGGTGGTGGTCACCAGGTGAAAAAGAATGGGCAAGTGCAAAAAAACAGCACGAATCTTGACCCTCTTTCAGTAAGTGATTACATGTCTAACTTTTCCACACCGTATCTAAAAGCAGCCTCTGGAGGTGCAGGAGCAGGAGATGAAACAGGTAATCCAAAGAAAGGATCATTTGAAGCATTTGAAAAAGAGGCAGAAGATGCTGGGTGGTCAATCGAAGAAAGAAACAACATTATGAGTGATCGGATAAAAGCCGGCACATTAGAAGTATAATAATTTTAGGGTAGTCTAAATAATATTTTAGATTGCCCTAAAATTTTACTATATTTGAATTAATCCTTACAAGCTGGGATATATCTGCGGTCGTGGATAGGGGCGAATAGGCGGTAGTCTATAAGGAGTTTTGATTTTTTCACTAAACATTTTTTATCATGCCGAATAGAACGGATGCTAATTTAGTGAAGGCTCAAGCTAAACTTCTTGCTAAGTTTCAGTCTTCCGAATTACGCTTTAGATTTCCAGCTACGTACTTAGCTTTCAAAACAAGTACACCAATCATGTTCCCAAACTACGTCGAATTAAGAGGTAGAGAAGATAGGGTTATTGAAACAAACTACAAAGCAAGAACCTCAAGAGCATTGGGTTTAGGTGGTCGTACTCACAACCATACAGGACCTAAAGGGGATACTGCCTTAATGACCCCTGCCTGGAGTACTTACGACGATAAATTCAATATCTCGTTGAAGCAAGCTGATAATAGCTTGTACAATCTTCAAGAACAACTTCAAAGTGAATTAGAAAATATCGTAGCTAATTTTGCTGAAGGATACGAAACGCTAGCTACCAACTACGTGTTTGCCAATCGTTCAGGAGTAAATATTGACACATCTGGAGAGGGAATTTTCAATGGAGCAAACCAATCTTTTGAGATTACAGAGGCTACTGAAGGTGATCGATCTATCCAGATTACTAAATCAGTAATGCATTCCAATAAGTACACTGGAGGTTATGTTGTGTTTTGCGACACTAAGTCCTTCAATAAGTTTGAAGCGGATGCAGCTCAAGGTGCTGGAAACTCAACTAACCTATCTTTCCAATTCAACAATGTCACCTATGTTCATTCTGTTGAATTAGGGGCTTTAGCTGCTGGCTTAGGTTATACAAAAGGTTTTTGGGTGGCAGTTGAGCCTGGAACTTTCGGCGTTCTTCCATGGGTTCCTAAGCAGAACCGAATGGGGGTAAACACTAAAGTAAACCAATACAGTTTGATTAGCAATCCTGTTGACGGAGAGTCTTACGCTGTTCATACCTATGAGGATCGAGCAGATGACACTGCTAACAACGGATATACTCAGGATGTTGTTACTCAATATGAAATCTCTCAAGACATTTCATTTGTACACGCACCACTTACTACTGCAAACGAAACAACATTCCAGGCATTCAGCCTAGTTTAATGTTCGTTAAACAGAAAATAGAAACAGGTTTATTTGGGTCGGTAGGTTTTAGACAGCCTATCGACCCGAGTTACCCTATTTTGGATTCAGGTAACATCGAGTCTAGATCTGGGTATTATGTGAACGATAATCCTTTTGCGTCTGTCGAGAATTTAAAGGATACTCAAGACTACAAGGACGCCGATGACTCTCAGTTTAACACCTACTTATCGAACATTCAAACATCAAGTATCGCGAATGTATGTAATCAGGTTTTCAATGATTACGACTTTATCGATTCTCAGGTTCTATACAAAAACGCAATGAATAAGGTTAATGTAGAGACCTTACCAGACGGGTTTGTTGGCTACAAAATAAGAATCACAGACGAGAAAAGCGTTGCGTTTAAGATTAGCAAGGTATTTCTTGATTTTCAAGGAACCGGAGATGTTGAACTACTGTTGTTTAACTCCAATAAACTAACCCCATTATTTAGTGAAACAATTACAATATCCTCAGATCATCAAGTAGAGGAGCTGAATTGGGTCATTGATGACTCAAACGACACCTATAAAGGCGAGTATTACCTTGGGTATAACACTCAAGGATTAACTGTTTCGCCATTCAAAAGAGACTACAACAATTCCGATATCATGAGTTCGGTAACTCATTTAGGGATTGAAAAAATATCCGTACCCAATCACAATACAAACACATTGTTTGATCTAACCAAGCAATCAGGACTAAGTCAAACAACCGGAATAAACCCCTACATACAAGTCTATGATGATTTCACTGATGTAATCATTCAGAATCAAAACTTATTCAGTAGAGCAATTTACCTGGATATGTGTGTATCTGCAATTACCCGGTGTATTAACTCAAAGCGATCTAATTACAATGAAAGAAACGCAGATCGTGACTTGAAGCGAATGATTGCCGAGGTTGAAGGGCTGAACACCGAAGGAGGGTTTAAGATAAAAGGACTTAAGCCACAGTTAAAGTATGAAATTTCACAGATAAGGGAAGAATTAAAAAAACTCAAGGAGGGTTTTTTCATTGATGGACTAGAGGTAATTACATTGGATTGATGGCATTGATTTTAAAAGATAACCCCGTTGGAGTCGATGCTAAAATCGATGTAATTCAAAGAGTTCTATTTGACAACCTGCAATGGACCAATTATGAAAGCTACCACAGAGCATACATAAACCCTAAAGATGGGAAAAAGATACCTGAAGTATATGTCGGTAACGGTGAGTATCAAGAGGTGTTTTACAATGATGAATTTACAGCATCATCTCACTTCATAGTTCAAAACGACAGACGCTTTGGAGAGCTTTATCAAGCCGAAGTATCGTTGATATTTCACGCGAATCTCGAAGAATTGTATCCGTCAATTTTACATAGAGCTGATGAGGAGATGCATAGACAGATATCCTTAATCCTTGAAGATAATCAATCCATTGCTGAATTAAATAGACTGGTTACTGGAGTTGATTCAGTTTACAGGGGTCTAGACGTGTCTCGAGTTACATTCACAGACATGAGTGAAAAACACGTGGTAAGATTCGACTTAACTATTAACTATCAATACATCTGCTAATGACGAACACGATAGTAATAACAAAAAAACAAAACGACACAATTCTAGTAACTAGAGGTTCTTCATTTAGAAAGCAGCTAAGTCCTAGTTTGACAGTTTATGAAACTCCAAAAGGTGTTGATATAAGAGATTGCGACAGAAGCGCTGAAAGCTTTGATTTCGATCAGGTTTTAGAGGTTGTAAGGAAGGACGGGACAGTAGTTCCGATTAACGACAAAGCAACCCTTTTCGACGAATTATCCACTTACTTTTTTTTTAAACCAGCTGCATTTGGCGAGCCGCTGGTTCCTAGCACTAACGTTGTAAACGATTTTGCGAGTCTTCCACCATTCGGTGATCATTTAGGGGAATACTGGCAGGTTGATAATGCTACAGGCTGGAGGTTATTACTTACATATAAAGCTTCTGGAGTTTACAAAGCAGAAGTATCTGGGTGGCGTAAAATAAACGACGCTCAAGCCTTGTTTGCTGACAATCAATTCCTAGTTCAAAATTCAATCGATCCTACTAAAGGTCTCCGGTTTAGTGTTTCTTCCATTGGAACAGGAGCCCAACAAACAGCTTCTTGGAGGAATCAAAGCGGAATTGTGGCGTTTCTATCTGATCTTATTTACGGGTCTAACAAGAATTACCAAGAGAATTTAACCGAAAACTCCACTAATGGAGGGGTTCCTCTACTTCAAGTCTCTGCATCAAATATCGGGCTACCTAACGGGAGGTATGAATTTAAGTCATACTGTGAACTAAACAACTCAACAATCAATGGAACCGCAGTAGCAAGATCTACTGTAAAAGGTACAATAGTATCCGAGTCACCAATAGAACCCAAAGACAACGATAACTACTACCCCATAATGACATTTGGAGAGGTTGATGTACTTGACGGGAACATGAACGTCGATTTAGAATTCTTCAATCTAGGATCTGGAACGGCTAGTTGCAGAAATGCTAAAGTGAAATACAAGAGAATCGCTTAATGGAATTGACTTACAACATATCGCAGACGGTTAATTCTAAGGTGAATATTGATAGACTTCAGTACGATGTTGAGGATATAAGCTCAGACGTAACTCATATAAGTTCAGTTAATGGTGTTATCACTATTTATTCGTCTACCGAACTAAGTCAAGAACAAGTTTCATCTATTGGTCAAGCTGTATCTAGTCACGAAGGAAGCCCAATTCCGAAGCATCGGATCGAACAAGATACAGAAGAAAATAAGGGATTCTTAAGTATTAATTACAAAACCGAATTAAAAGACGGTATATCCTATCACCCGGTTTACACAATTAATGATGATGGGCTCTTGGAGAAGACAGAATATTTCAGAGGATTTGTTGATGAGAACAATAAAGGAGAATTAGTTCTGCAGGTAGAAGAGGTATACGATGTCAATGAAGATGTTTCGATTCCAAAATCAGCCAGAGAAGTAAATTCAAGGGAGAAAACTTGGAAGCATTACCGGACGGATGGAGTTTTAGACGAAAAGAAAAAGAAGAGGAGGCCAAAAAAATACGACACCAGGGAAAAACGACACAAAGAAGGGGTTAGAAGACGAGCAAACCTCGAAGAGCAATTGATTGACCGGGTGTCACTAGCTGGGTCTTTATCTGGGGCTTTTGTTGGGTCAAATAGTGATGAGATTAAATCAGACGCATACAATAAGCTAACAACCCTGCAGGAAACACATAGCTCATCTTTTTCAGCTTGGAGAAACAGTGGAAGAGGGTCTATTTATAATGATCTATCAAACGAATCTATTTCGTGGGTCAATATTGTTGTTCCTGACACCCCATCAACCCAGGTAAAGTGTCCCTGGATTATTGGAATGACATTAAAGGGGTATATGGTGGAAAAGCTAAAAGGAGAAATTAAATAACAAACAATTTTCAATAACAAATAAAAACAGATAAAAATGGCAACAGCTTGCACATGTAATGTAGGATTAGGGAACACAGGTTCTCCAAACTGCATACCGTTAATGGACGCTGCATTGTTCTTCATTGCAGTGCCTTATTTTAGAGCCGACGGGTCGGTGAATGGGATCGACTTATCAACTCTGCCGGGAGGGAAATTAAACCAAACCTTTTTGGACGAACAAATTCGAAACGCTGATGATCAGGAAAGATGGAGAATTCTTCCTAGAATGAAAAACGTAACCGACGAAAGAGGAGACGATATTACAGAGGATTTCGATGATCAAACATCGGTATTTATCCAGCAAGGAATTCGATCAGTAAGCGCCTTAATGCTTAAGCAAGGACCAACGTTACTTGGTATTCTTGAAGGCTTTAGATGTGCTTCTGTTGGATTGTTCGTGGTTGATAAAAGCTTCAATTTAATTGGAAATTGCTCACAAGACGGATTCTTGAATCCTATCAGAGTTTCAGACGAGACATGGTCTCCAATGTTGATTAAAACAACCGACACTACCAAACAGAAGATTCAATTGAATTTCCAATGGGACATTTCAGAACAAGACAAAGACTTGGCTCAAATTGGGGCGTCCGACATCACAGCAAACTTATCGAATGCTAGAGCAATGATTGACGGTGTAGTTTCATTAGCAGTTAATTCTGCAACACAAGATTCAATCACGCTGACATTGAATACCCTTTATGGAGATAAATTAAATCCAATTCCAGCTGCGGGAATGACTAATGTTAGTGATTGGAGCCTGTTTAATAGAACTACTTTATCTCCAATGGCTGTAACGTCTGTTAGCGTTGCAGGTGACAACTCTTACACTTTGAATTTCATTGCTGAAAATATCGGGGATGTAGTTGAGATTGAAAGCGGGCAAGTACCTGGGACAATTGTTTCGTCGATCTACAATAAGATATACGATATAACTAAGTATTCACACACACTTACAGCGTAATGAGTAAGATACAAACAGAAAAGACAGTGGGTAATTTATCTATTCGAACTGAAGCCCTCGCTAAGATGACTGAAGCAACTTTTAGGGAGAAATTTTCAGGAAAAGTAGAGAACATTAATGCTGTCTGGGAGGAGTTAAAACCCTACGCTAAAAAAACAACAAAAAAAGGGACAAACGAGTCTCGCGCTAAGAAAGGTGACACCCCCTCTTAATTGAGGGGGCTTTGCCCGTTGTTATGTAAAGCTTTACGAAGACATTTTAAGTGTATCCGAAGTGATGTTTCAGTTAATCCTAAACGATCCAAGAACCGAAGAATTCATTCTTGACCTTATACGTAAGGATCAATTGTTTGACAAGGGAATAGATTCTTTAGGAGTAGAGCTTAGTGAAATTGGAGGCGATTATTCTATAGCTACTATAGAAGGTATACCTGGAATTTTCGAAGGAAAAAGAGCAAGGGGATTGCCATTTGATAGAATCACTCTTTTCAATGAAGGGGATTTCTACGAAAGCTTTGATATAGATATTGGTAAAAAAGAGGCTGAGTTTACGGCCGACTACAATAAGGACGGGTTCGATTTAAGAGATCGATGGGGGAAAAACATAGTTGATTTAACAGAAGAAAATAGACTCAAGGTAATAGATGTTTTTGAAAGAGAAACAATCAAAAAAATTGAAGAAGTCATCCGTAGAGCGGCTTAAGACTTACACATCTATTCATGATCTACCTCAAAGAATCTGGAACGATATACACTCTACTGGTGATTTAAACCTACTCGTTAAAAAAGGGAGAGCAAACGAAGTTCAGTTAAATGAATTATGGGAGAAAATATTCGATCAGTTTCTTGATGAGATTGGATTCTCTACTGATTATAGAAACGTACTTGAAAAGCAGAAGTCGATCTTAATGTTGAAGTGTGACTTAATTACCACTGGTGACAAATCATTGAAAACCATAATTCAAATTGAAGAAGAAGAGTTAGAGCAAATGACATCAGGTGGAAATGGGTTTTCCTATATGGAATCGATAATTCATATCTCCAAATTTGCCGGACACCGAATTGACGCCCAAAAAATCACAGTCGCTGAATACCATTCTTGGTTGGAAGTGATGAAAAAATCCGTTAAGAATGTCAATTAAGGACACTACAATATATCAAGGTGGTCCTGAGAAAGCTCTTGGGATTACAGTTCTAAGAGAGGCGGTGAGCCTGTTAAAGGAACAGAAGAAAGAAATTGGCGAAATAGCTTCCGCTAATAAAAAGGCGGCTGAAGTAAATAAGCTTAACAGTACAGCAGATCTAAATAAGTTCAAGAAGGCTCAACTGGAAGTTAATGCAGCGGTTAAAAAATCTGCGGATATTGAAAAAGCACAGTTTAATGCAAAAAACAATCTTTTAAAACTTCAAAAGCAAGAAGAACAACTAGCCCAACAAAGGTTAAGGACAAAAACTCAACTAGCAAAGGAGTCGGAAAGACAAGCTAAAGCTGCTAAAAGGCAAGCTGAGGAGCAGAAAAAACTGAATAACGTTTTCATTCAGCAAAAGAATGAGTTAAACGACCTTCGATTAAGGTACGCAAATCTAGCCGCGAGTGGCAGGGGGGCTGGTAAGGTTGCAAGGGGGCTTCTAAAGGAGATAACCGCTCTAGATGCAAAGCAAAAGGAGATCAATAAAACTATCGGTAAAGGTGCTTTCAATCAACTATCAGAAAATGTAAAAAGAGCTGGAACACAAGTGAGAAGTTTAGCTTCTTCATTAGGTGTTCTTGGAGGGGTTCAATTACTTCGTAGAGGTATAGGAAGCCTTTCAACTGTGGTCAGAGACTTTGAGCAATCACAGGCTGATTTAGCGTCAATATCTGGAAAAACAGAAGATCAACTTGTCGCTTTAAAAGATCAAGCTAGGGACCTAGGAGCAACAACTAAATTTACGGCCTCTCAAGTTGCTGGGCTTCAAATTGAGTTAGCTAAACTAGGATTTGAAGATACCGAGATTCAGGACTCAACTCAGGGTATTTTGAACTTTTCAGCAGCCACAGGAACCGAATTACCCAGAGCTGCAAAGGTTGCTGGATCAGCTTTAAGAGCCTTCAATTTAGATGCTTCCGAAGCGAGTCGAGTTGCTGCGGTTCTAGGTGTTGCAACTACTAAGTCAGCTTTAGATGTTGGTAAATTAGAGACCGGTCTAAGCACAGTAGCTCCGGTAGCTAATGCGTTTGGATTTAGCATTGAGGACACTGTTTCTCTTTTGGGTAAATTATCAGACGCCGGGTTTGATGCCTCAAGCGCAGCTACTTCAACCAGAAATATACTTCTAAACCTAGCAGATGCTAACGGGGATTTAGCCAAACAACTAGGAAGACCAATCAAAAACCTAGATGATTTATCAGGGGCATTTGCCGAACTCGACGCTAAAGGAATAGACTTAGCCTCTTCCTTAGAACTCACCGACAAGAGAAGTGTTGCTGCATTTAGTACTTTCCTTAAAACAGCTGACAGTTTAACTGACCTTAGAGATTCTATTACTGATGTTCAACCTGAGCTTCAGGAGATGGCGGATAAGCAATTAGACACGGTTAACGGGGCTGTTGATTTGTTGCGATCAGCTTGGGAAGGGTTGATTCTTGACTTCGAAGACGGGGTTGGGATTTTTACCGGACTAAAGGACGTAATACTATTTGTTGCAAGAAATTTAGAGACAATTGTTAAAGTGGTTTTGTCTGGAGTGGCCGGTTGGGCTGCTTATAGAATTCAATTAGCTCTTCTAGGGAAAGAGTTCAAAAAATTAAGGCTAGGAAGTGTAATCACCGCTCTTGGAAATATCGGTAAATCGTTAAAGGGTGTTATATCTGGCGCAAAGGCCGCAAGTTTATCATTTAAAGGTCTAGGCGCTTCTATTAAATCAATTCCGTTTGTAACCGTAATTTCAGGTATTGCAACATTGGTTACGTCTTTAATTTCATTCACTGCCGCTGCAACTGATTCTGAGAAAGCACAATCCAAGTTGAACAAAAGAATTGAAGAATTCAATGAGCTTTCCGAAGAGAACTCAGAAATCCTGGGAAATGAGACCAAACAAATATTAGCCAGGATTAGAGCAATTGACAAAGCAGCTGATAGAGAGGTAGCAAGACTAAAAGATGTACTCAAGGTTAGAGAATTGCGAGCCAGAAGAGTTGGTAAGACAGAAGAGGAGATAAGGGAGATAACGGAAAGAAATGAAGGACTTATTGTTTCAGTTAGAGAAAAAGCTGCTAAAGATAGGGCTAAGTTACTTTCATCTGAAATTAGGGATGTAAGAGGTAAGATCTCAATAGTAACCGCTCAAATAATAAAGTTTGAAAATTCTATATCGGAGGCTAGAGCCGTTGGAGATAAAAATCTTGAGGAGGTACTTGCTGCAAATAAGTCAACACTCGAAGCCGAGCGAAACACATTAATTAGACGTAGAGAACTTTTATTGAAATTCAATAAGGAAAGGATAGACTCTGATAACAAAGTTCTGAATAATTCGGGGAAGGGTAATAAAAAAGAATTAACCGAATTAGAGAAGCTAAGAAAACAACTTCAGGCTAACCTTAAAGCGAGGGAGAAAGAGATCGAGCTAGGGCAAGGGTTTGAGACTGTAAAGTTTAATGCATTAACAAAAGAGTCAAAAGAGCTTGAGCTGCAAATTGAGTTACTTGAGGAGAAGCTTGATTTAAGTAGGGACATCTCAGTAGAGTCTATAAAAGCGTCAAACACTTCTTTAGAGATAACTGAAAACGAAAAAAATAAAAAACTTGAAGCAATTGAGGAGGTTGAGTTTGCAAGCAAAACTGCTGACGAACTGGAAGCTGAAAGATTAGCGGCTAGAAAAAAAGCATTGGAAGATTTTGTGAAATCACTTAGTATTTTAGGAGAACTAGCAACCGATAGAATTCAGACCTCTTTAAACCAATTAAACAGGGACTTAGAAAACTCAAAGAACGAAGCAGATCAAATAGCCAATGATGCTGCTCAAGGTCAGGTTGATGCTCAAAGATCAATAGCCCTGGAAAAAGAGAAGCAAGCAAAACTTCAGGAAGATATAATCAAGAAAGAAAGGCAGCAGCAAAATATAAAAGCAGCATTAGCTATCCTAGAAGATATAACTGCTAGAATTGGAGCAGGTCAAAACCCAACAACAGCCACTACGGATGCTATTGGGGATGTTACAACAGCTATACAGGTTGCATCTAATTTACCTGGTTTCATCGATGGAACCGAAAATATAGAGGACTCGTTAGGCTCTAAAAATGCAATGTTCTCCAAATCAGCATACGACAAGTATCTGGGGGTTACGAATTCTGGCAACTTATTTAGGTTCGATGGACGGGAAGCAATACTCAACCCGGAGCAAAACCAAAAAAGAGGGGCTTTATCCAATGATGATCTAGCTCAACTAGGGCATGACTTCAATAATGGATCATTAGGATATTTTGACCCTGCTATGATGGCTTTAAATTCAGCTCCTTTAATGCCGTCAGTTAGTATTAGCACCAAGAATTTAGAAAGAAAACTTGACAAGGTAGATTCTTCAATAAATGATTTACCAAGAAGAATGCCGCACTCCAAAACAGAATGGGATGATGTATACCAGGCTCTAGTTACTCGAATGGCAAAGGATGGTATAATTGAGAATCAAATACACGGAAAGCCAAGAGCAGAAAGGAGTGGTAGATGGGATTAATAAATGTAAATCTTGATGGACTTCAGATTTCTCGTATACAAACGAGTCGAAACAATTCAATGTATCAAGGTCTCAACCGTCTATTACAGTTAATGCTTTAGAGTTCGTAAACATTGCAGGAAACAAAGCTGCAAGTAAGATTTTTGGCTACAAAAAAGCAGGGTTGAATGGCGGCTTAGGATTGACTCAAGGAATGCCTTTAGATTTTTCAGTTTCAGACGATGGTTCAGAAATCGAAATTTTCAAAGGGTTTGTAGACTTCTATTCAGGATACAACAAGAAGTCTGATTCAGAGGTAGCTGTGAATATAAAAGCCTTAGACGATCTAACTTCCATTGATGCAAGAGCGGCTGGAATTACCATGGGTCTTTTAGAAGCCGAAGGGGTTTTGTCTCTATCTGACTTTGTAGATGTGCCTTATTTAATTGAAAAGCCCTTCAACCTGCTTGAGTTGGCATTACTTAGTCTTACTATTTACAACCTAGTTAAACAACAGATTGATTTAGTAAGGGAGTCAATCGACATCATTACCGCATTCACGGAAACGATCAGTATTCAGGTTGTAGGAGCTGGAGCAACTACTTCACCTGTTGCCGCTGCATTAGGATTAGCTTTAAGATTGGCCGCGTTAACCGCTGCAAGTGTTGCGCTGTCGATTCAATTAGTTAAGTTAACAAAAGACTTGATTGACAGAATCCTACCACCAACCAGATATCATAAAGGAATCTATCTCAAAACCCTTTTAGAGAAATCTTTTGGATACATGGGGTATCAATTCGAAAGCTCGATTTCCGAGTTGAATAACTTGGTTTATGTACCTACAAAGGAAAAGGAAGGCCCACTCAAAAAAGGCCAGCCAGGAAACGGGGCGCCAAGAGCTGGTGATGCCGGATATCGTGTCGATGGATTAATAAACGAGACGTTGAACATGTTTTATGCCGACTTGTTTGTTCATGATGGAGTTGTTCAAATGGAGTCATTTTCAAACACTGGGTTTTGGGATAAAACCAGTAATTATGTTTTAAGCACTCCTTTAATAGAAGACACTCCTTTTTATCAGAACGGTAGTGAGTCAGTAAACATTAATGAACTCAATCAATTCAGGTTAATCGAATTTAAAGTTGATGATCGGGATATTTGGACACGCAGAAACTTCACGGGAACCATTTCAGAAGTACATACTACCCAAATTACAACAACAGAGAATAGAGCAGTAGGAGTCAAAGGAGTTGAGGAAGTGAAGATGCCATTCGCATTGGGGAATAGAAAGGATTCATTGACAGATCTTGAAGAGGCGATAAAAAGTCTTTTGAAATTAGTTGATAGTTTACTGAATGCTTTAGGTGGATCAAGCCAATTATCGGAAGTAATTGAAAACCGAAAAGGTAAACTGAAAATCGAGAATCATGAAATAGCAACTCCAAAACTGATTTATGTTAATCCAAATCTAAGCCTTCCTTCTAATCACAGGGATTTATGGAGTGCATTGGTTCTTGAAATGAAATACCATGGTCAAAAGTCATTTGTAAGAAACAATTTCGGAGGTCAGTACACACTATATGAAAATGTAAAAATACCGCTAAGCTTTAGAGAAGCTGTGGAAGCTTTTAAGTCCAGGTTCTTTTCGTTAGATGACGGAAGAAGAGCTTTGTTTGATGGAAATCCTGTTTGGCTTCCAGAACTAGGATACGGAATTATCAGCATTAGAGTTCAAGAGCCATGGACTAACAACCTTAAAGAAACATTTGTAGCATGATAGATTTTAATCAAATACTAAAAGAAGCTCAAAATGGGAAAGACCCAATGCAATTTGTAAAAGGGTTTACAGACAAAATCCTAAAGGAATCAGAAAAGCACCTGGAGTCTTTACCGGAAGAACAGCGAAAGCAATCAATCAAAATACTATCGCAAACAAAAGGAGTGCTAGACTCATTAGCCTCACCAAAACAAAAGAAAGTTAGTCCATCAAACTTAAATGACTTTCTTGATCAAAAAGCAAAAGAAACGAGTAAAGCTCAGGAGAAAATATCACAATTAGGAAAGGACCTAGCAAACATATTCCCGAATGGCATTTAGAACAACAGAGAGCAAATTTTATTACCAAGGATCAAATGGTGAAAACCTCGATTTAAACCCATTACAATTCACGCAGAATTTAGCTGGTGGTGTTTTAGAAAGAGTTAAGTCGGTAAAGAAAGTAGCTGTCTCTGTACTTACGGATGCCTCTGTAGGTGTACCGTTCTTCGTAGATGGAAACGTTTTATACAGAACTTCAGGAAGTTTTGTTGATGCTGGTTTCTGGGTAGGTGATACGATAAGTGTATTTAATGAGTCAATTGGTGGAGGATGGATATTTGAAGATAGGGAGATCACCAGTATTTCAAACGACGGTCTTCAGGTTTATTTTGATGGCCTTCCTGTTGCTGCGGTTGGTTTCGGTTCTGGTAGTTGTTACAATAAAACACCGTTAAGAGCTTTTCAATTAGGCTTCGGGATTATTCAAAACGATGAATCGTTCAATGTAATTTCAAAGATCGATGGTAGTTCTCAGCAGTTTTATTCACCGACTGAGGTTGGAGCTGGTCCTGTTGGCGCCAGAGACACATCCTTTCAAGACTGTATCCCATTAGGTACAACTAGATCATGGCTCACCAAAGATCAGGTTAGGGTTCGATTCGTTCAAGATCTCCCATTCACTGAACTTGAAGGATATCCGCAAGAATTTGAGATTGAGCACACTTTTGAAATAGTGCCATTTGTTTTGGACGGTGAGCTTGGGAATCTTCAGAATGATATACTGCCAGAGTTGTTCCAAAACAACAACTCATTGAAGTACGCGTTTGAAGCTGAGTTTAAAACAAGTAATTCGAATCCTAACACAGCAAAAACCGGCAGGTTTGAACAGTCATTAGGAGCTGTAAGCTGGTTTAACAGAAACTTCAACAATCTAAACAATCAGTACAGCGTAGACTCAGTCGATCATACTGATGACTTAACCGCTCAAGTTGTAGATTCAATCCAAGTTGGAGCAATCACCAATAACACCCTTGTATTAAATTCAGCAGACGGGACATTTGTAAACGGTCAAAGAGTCATTTTAGATGTTTTCTACCTGGCTTCTGAGTCTGAATACCTACCTAACCCAGACGATCCAGCTTCGAGTGTAGTTTCAACTCATGACGTTCACGAGAATTTTATATGGGAAAAGGTGGTTCTTCAGATTGGTTTAGGTAGTAGTTCATCAGGATTTATTATTGATGCTTCAGCTACTTTGCTTGGCCCAAGTCAGATTCAAATCGATTTTCAAACTCAGTATAGCGCAAGTGAACAACTCAGATTAGATCAAACCAAATACTATGGTATTGCTGTTAATTTATCAGATCAATCAGTAGGACCTGAATTTACAGATAAGGTTCCTTTACTTTGCGAAGTAAAAGAGTATACTAAATCGGTAGATGTTCCAGATCTATTCACTGTCAATGGAAATATTAGAGTTTTTCCGCATAATCAAAACATTGGTGTTGATTCAGGGTATACTGACTTCAAGGGCTGGGTTGAAGATGGGGTTGTACTACAGATTCCATTTGGGTTAAACTTAGATCAAATTGCTAGAGTTCAAAGTTTAGAGGTCGGAGTCATTGCTTATAACCCAATAGATGGAGATTTATTTGTGATTGATAAGTTCAATATTAGCCTGTCTAGTCAAGTGCTGGCACCAAACGGAACTCAGTACTTTACATTGGACGGAACAAGGAACTACAAACTTGAAGATGGGAGTCAATTTAACACACTTCAGCTGGGGCATCAGGGAACAACATTTATAAAGCCCTCCACAGTTGAACCAGGAGTGGATATTACTTACAACGGGTACTTACTTACCTGCGGTTACAAAATCCCATGGCAAGAGTGGGATTCAATTCAGGCGAATACTTCCTTTTTTAATCCTTCTCAAGAGAATAATGGACTAAATAAGAATACTTCAAATTATGCAGGCTCTACTTTACCGGACACCACACCAAATCCGTACATCGTTGCTATGTCGGTTATGGCAAGTGTTCTAGTTGCTAATGAAGATTCGAATGACTTCGGGACTGTTACACAGTATACCTCAATTACTTCAGCTTGTACAGTTAACGATTATAGCGAAGGAAGTTCCTTTCCAGGGTGGGCTGTTTCTATAGGTACGTCTACGGTCGGTGGCGCTGATCTCGAAGGTAATATTGCTGATAGTGAAAACACGTTAATCACTACTACTTATACACCTTCAGGAGGAGATACCTCAATAATAACAGATCCTTATGGAATAGATCGATTTGACAATGCAAACGGAGGGCCGATTTCAATAAGAGAGTTATCATCAATTCGAGGGTCAGAGTCGGATAATCCATTAGTTCCTGTTGCAGGAGAAACATTCTTAAAATTAACAGACAATGGGACGGAAATTGTTACAGAGTCAATGATTGATTTTAACAGGATAGACCCGACCATAGGAAAAAGAATAACCTCAAGACTGGGTTGTTTGTCTTCATCTGGCGGAATTCCACCCGGAGCAAAAATTACTGAGTCAGGAATTGTGAAGGTAACTGAGTCTGGGGATATTAAAGTAATTGAATAATGATATTAGAGCGACTAACAAACCCTAATCCAATGCCGCTTTGCGTGGCTCAAGATAAAATTGATGTAAAGGTATTAAGACTTCCTAGTGATGTGGTAAAATTAGATTTCCCATCATGCAGGTGTCCTATTAGTATTCCGGTTTTTGCGGATTCAACAGATTCATCATCTCATTTGAATGACATACTTCCGAGTTTATATAGAAAGGTAGTGAGTGCCGATACTTTTGTTTTCAGTCTGGAAAAAGATGGAGTAGAAGTGTTTGATGATAATCAGATTAGAAACGGCGATGCTGGAGAGTTTTATGACATCGGAACGTGGAGTACATTTTCGGAGCAAGAGAATTACATAGGTATTATTATCCATTGGCGAACAGTTCTATCCGCTCACGGGCCAGGGGAATATGTACTGAAAGCAGATAAAACTATACTTGGTATCGCAAGTCAAGAAGTGTCTGCAACGTATAAGCTTATGAATTTCGGGCCAGCCGCATTAGGAACTGTAAGAATTGATGGTATTCAGTCAGGGAGAATTGATAGCGCTGATTTCGACTACACCGACTTGGTTACAAATGGTCGCTCAGGATGGCCGCAACAAATTCGAATCAAGGGAGAGTTCATTCCTGAAGACGATTCGCATGAGAAAGACTTTATTCTAGACGGACAGAGAAAGAAACAGCAAATACAAAGAAGCGTTGTTAAGAATTACACACTTAACACTAAGCTAATACCTTCTGAAATCAGTGAGTTAATTAGGTATAATTACCTTTTAGCAAATCAACTTACTATAACAGATTATAACCCAAATAATAACATTGGAGACTTTATCGAAGTACCTGTTGAATTCGAAGAGCCGACCGACTTTATCCCTTCACGACAACAAAAGTCAATCATTCATAAGTGGTCGTTTACGGGTAAGAAAGATATTAGAAAGAGTAATCCTTAGTTATTAGTCTATTTTTTCCGTATCTTAGTGTAACTAGCGCGAGACTCGTATTCAATCTAGAATATGAGTGAACAAATATCATTATACCCTGAAGCTTCTGATTCAGAGGTAGAAAACAATAACCCTCTTGTAGACCTGTCTATTGAGACATCTCCAGGATCAGGGGACTACACTGACGGGACAAGAAAAAAGGCCCTCCTTGATATCATAGGTCTTCTTATTTCTAGTATATACTCTGGAGATGGAGATATCAATGAACCTAGAACTATAACTATGAATGATTTCCAAGTTCTTTGGGATCAGGGGTTGAGTATTTTTAAGGGTAATACCAAAGATGATGACATTGTTCAATTTCAAGACAAAGTTGGGGATTTAAGATCGTGGATTGATAACAACGGTGATATTGAGTTTAAAGACGGAGAGCTACATAAAATAACCGGAGCAGGAAATACAAGGGTATGGTTCTTTGATGGTCGTCTTTTGTTTTTTGCAGATGATCGGATACAAGTCACTCAAGACATGCAGCTAACGGCTAACGTTGAAATGCGCAACCCTTCAAATCAATCAGTTTTTACATTAACAGATTCAAGTTTCTCAACCTATCAACTAGGTAGTAATTCATTTTGGCTTTTGAATGGGGCTGGAATAATGATGAACGGAGCTTACTCGAATGATGGAAGCATCAATAATATATCCACCGCAAATGGATTTTCGTTCATGCTTCACTCTGATGGTTCCGGTCCTGCAAGTGGTTATAATGGCCCCGCTCCAAATTTTCAGATATGGAGCAGTCAAGAATCTAATCCAAGCCTTAATAATACCCTGATTTATGAAGTCACAAAAGAAGGATATGATGTTTTACCAGAAATTGGAACATATCTGAATGATGCTGCTGCTGATGCAGATCCAAACCTGCCGAGTGGAGGTAGATATTTAATTACAGGAAATCGAACAGTATTTCAAAAACCTTAACAATGTCAATACACCAAACAAAAAAAACATTTGACCCTTCAGGAACGGGATTAATAACCCCAGTTTTAGCTGGATTGGAAGACCCTAAGTCAGGGCTAGAAAAGAGAATTGAAGTGCATCGATGCCAGCTTGATTATGAGAACCAAGTATGTGCTATTGAATATTCTTTTGCATTCTACAATCAAGGAGGGGAGAGAATTTACTCAGAAAAACAACCAATCCTATTGATTAAAGACATTGGAAGGACATCATGTATGATTAACACACTAGACGAAAATAACGTTGTAATTAATCAAGAAGAAGGTGATGTAGTCAAGGAGGAGGAGTTAAGATTGACAGGGATTGAAGCACAATTCGGCCCTTCATCGAGAGAGTCAATTTTAAGTACAATTAAAGAATATTTGAACATTGCTTAGGCTACGTGGGAAATGATAATTCAATCAACCAAAATGATGATCATAGAAGGATTAAAAGATGTCGCTATTGGCTTATTCGGTATGTTGATTACTTGGTTCGCCCCAACAGTTCAACTAGAAGTTTTGCCGCTGGTAACAGATGTGAGCGACACAGTCAACTCAATAGTCCAAACCTTAGCTACTGTCTCAGGTCTATACCTGGTGGTTGTTAAGGCTATGAAAGGCCATTTAGACCTGATGGATAAAATAAAAAAGAATAAGTAATGAGCATAAAGGATTTAAATAAACCAACACCTAGTAAGTGGAAGAAAATCGGGAACATCCTTTTGTTAGTTTCTGGTATGTTGTCGGCGATTTCACTTAGCCTTGAGCACGAATATATTTCTATCGCATTAGTGGTTTGCGGGGCCATAGGCAAGTTTCTAACTGAACTTACAACTGATGAAATTAAATAGATACCACATTATAGGGATAGGAGTAGCGGTCATTTTAGCTTTTATCGTTTTGCAATGGCCCTCTCCATCCGTGGTAATCCCTGTAGAAAATGAAGAGAGAATAGAGGAGTTAGAAGATCGAATCGAATCCGAAAAAGAAACAATCAAAACAAAGGACTATGAGATTATTAAAGGTCATGACCATATTGATAGGCTTGATTACAAGCAGCGTGACAGTTTGCGCGCAATCCTTAATCCAAGTTGACTCATGCGATTGTTTACCTCCCAGGGTATGTTATACCGAACAGCAAGATAGAAATTGCTTAAAAGCCTTTGTTACCATCCAACACCAAAAAGTAATTATCCAATCCTTGGAAAGAGTCACAAGAGACCAAGAGGAATTGAATAAAAGCAAAGACTACACCATCTCCCAACAAAAGAAGCAACTCAAAAAAGCAAGA